TGAAAACTCGCTTTTGGTTCCTTCCCAGGTGTGAGAGCTGTTGAAGATACGGTAAAACTTATCGAACAAGTCACTCCACTCGGCATCTGATAAATCGCTAGTGTCGTCGAGGTATAACTGTCCTTTGGTGATGAGTTGAGCTTTTGTCATTGGTTATATTATACCATGATGCCTTGCGATTTTTGTAATGTGTGTAATGAAATCGTCGAGGTTGTGCGCCCATTTAATTTTATTACACATTTCACAGCAGGGGAGAGTGTTGGTTATAGTATACCCAAGGTTGTTGTCCACCCTATCAAGGCCCTGAGCGTCTGTTTTTCCACAAAGATAACAGTCATCATGAAAGAGGTTCTCAAATTGTATGAATGTTAACTCGAACGAATAACCTCTTTTTTGAGCTGAGTACTTGTACCCGTATTTGTATTTATACTCATCTGATTGTTGTAGCTGTTTTCTTCTGGTGGCGTTCTTTGAGTCCGCATTGTATTTTTTATGAAAAGCAAGGCGCTGTTTCCTTTTTTCTGGTGACTCATTGAGACGAGCAAATTTTCTTTTTGCTTTGATTTTTTCTTTGTTGCGCTGGTAATATTCAGCAGCTTTTTCTTTGTTGTATTTCATAGTAGGGCCAATCTACTTGTTCGAGACTGGGTGGAATAAAGAGGATTGGCCCCTCTGTACTCCACCCAACCCCGAAAGGGTTATGGGTACAATCTATGTTAGATTGATTTAAGTGTCAAGATTACGTGGCAATCTTAACCTGCAAGAATTTTTTGCTGCCATCGCTGAAAGTTTTAATTCCGGCTAGGTAGCTTGAGAACACGTTGGTTCCACGACGGTCGTCTGTAGGTCGCATGTCAACTGGTGACATATCTTGAACTACGAGGTCGATGGCACCTTTCTTACCGAAGTAAGCGTTGATCCATTCAGTTGTAGTACCTGATAGGTCTGTTGAGTAAGTGAGACGTCCTGCACCGAGGATTGTCAGTGTGCTTGTAGTAGAGTCGTAAGACGCTGTGACCTGTGCGTTGGTCAACGTTTCTCGGTCAGCAGTTGAAACTTCAAAGTAACTTGAAGCGTCATCCTGTGTACCTGTACCGTTGATCATGTCCTCAAGGATTTGTCCTTGGGCGTCAATTGAACCAGCGATGTCAAATTCACCAGCAGCAGATGGGGTAGCTTTCGCTGTGAAAGTTACACCTTCGATGACGATAGTTTCGTCAGCAGTAGCAACATCAACAACTTGGCTAACTTCACCAGCAAGGTTTTCTGAAACGTACATTACTGCGTTTCGGACAACACCAGCGTATCCGTTTTTGAATACAGAACCAGCGATGTCGATGTCCTTGCCCATGAGGTACTGTTCGATTTCAGCAGCAGCGTAGCTGTCAACAACGAGTGCCATGTTCATTGACACTTCTTGGTTTTCCTTTGCTCGGAGCTTCGCAGCCATTCGAGTAGTCATCTGTGGAACAGTTGTACTATCAAGAGTGATTGGAGTTCCGGTAGAAGCGAGCGTTGTAAGGTCACCAGTGTCGAATGTGTTGGTCCTGGGTTAAGTGGACCAGCTTGGGTTACTTGACCGTCAGAGATGTGGAAGACAGCTTCCTTCTCAAGGTTTACGTTGAGGAGTTCAGCGCTGTCAGTGATGGTGTCAACTGTTGAAGCTGAACCACGGGTTACGTCGCGTACTTGGACACCAGAGATGTCGTAAGATACACGTTCTACAGATTCACCGAAGCGAAGCTGTGACTCGAAGCGGGTGTTCATCACCTCTTTTGCTACGAGGGTCTTTTGGAAGATTTCCTGGTACGAATTGTCGAACTCAGGACGGAAATCGGTTAAAGACATATTAGGGGATAATTATTTTTAATCCCCCTGCCTCACTAGAGGTATCGGCTTAAACGGTCAGTGAGACTTTCGTTGTACTGCTTTTTAAGGTCTGGGTTAGCAAACACTTCTTTGCGGTACTCCGGGTCTTTCTGGGCGCGTTCTGCGTCCACCTTAGTGTTGTCGGCACCACCACGAGGTGTAGTGGTTTCGATGGTGCGCTTACCACCGAGAGCGCTGCCATACGCTTCCTCAAGGAGTGCAGAAAAAGTTTTGTCTTTGTTTGCAGGATTGAGTGCCATCTGTTTGATAACAGCTGGATTTACAATCTCTTTGAACTCAGGTGCATTTTCGAGAGCCTTACTTAGACCGGCGTCTAGTTTGGCTTCTACTTCTGCTCGCTTTTCTTTCTCCTCAATTTTAGCTAGCTTTTCAGCAAGTGCTTTAACATCTGGGTCCTTCTGTGTGTCGTCTACTTTAGGGTCAGCGTCTTTAGCTTTTTCAAGATGTTTCCTCTTCCTGATACGAACCTACTGTCTCCTCCGTCGATTCAACAGCTTCATCATCAGTTACTTGCTCGTCATTTACAGTTTCCTCTGGAGCTTCTTTAACCTCCTGCTCAGGAGTAGTGACGTCGTTAGACATAGAAATCCTGTTTTTAATCTGGTCAGTCCAGTGGGTTTTTTAACCGTTCCCACACGTATTTATATTATACCACACCACATAAGTAACGGTGTGTGTAGTCTACCCAATGCGGCAGGGGAGGAACATCAGGTAGACAACACACCTCGCTACTCAGCGAGGTTATCTGCAATCATCTGGTCTAGGTGTGCTTCGTTGTCTTCGGCGTTGATAATGAGCTTAGCCAGGTTAAGGTTGGCCTTTAGGCGTTCGCAAAGTGCGTCTCGCTCTTCTGGCTTGGCGGTGGTGAGGCGATGTACTACCCCCACCACATCCTTCATCAGTAGCTCAACCAAAGCCTTGCCACCATTACTCTCATGGAGAGCTTTAATGTCGTGCAGCTGGTCAGCCTGCTCAGCCAAATCCACTAAGTCAGGTCGCTCGTCTTTGAGTTGTTTAACTCTGCTCATGTTCTAAATCTTTGGGGTCAATAGAAGTAGCTGTTTCACTTTCAACAAAGCCAAACTTTTTATAGACGGTATCCTGTAGTTCTTGATACTGTTTAAGCTGGTCTTCTACCTGCTCAAGTTTTGGCTTGGCATTATCTAGCACGTCTTTATTTTCCTTCAGCATCCAGGCGTGGTGTAGCTTCTCATCATCTAATTCTTTTAACCACTCGTGGTTACGCTCAATGTTATCAACGGTCGCCTGACATACACTAATCTGAGAAGTAAGTTCTTTTTTGAGCTTCTCTAAATCTTGTTGGTGTTCTTCCACTAGTTCGAGGGTAAACTCAGTGGTAACGTTCTTCCGTTCAATGACTGATTTTTTAAAGTCATCTTTACTTTCCTCCTTTAGCGTAAAGTCGCTTGCCTTAATTTTATCTGACATTTTGTTGTATTACGTCTTGTAGGGGTTGAGCAGGTCCTGGTTGACGTAACTGTGCTGGGCGAGTTGCCCGGCCTTGTCCTGCCTCCCCTGCTTGTAGCTGGGCTTGTTCCTGCCGTGCTTGCTCTTGCGCCTGGCGCACTGTGTTAGAGACAATCACCTCATCAAGGGAACGCATATATTGTAACATGCGTTCTGTCTGTTCTTCGTCCATGTCCTCTTCATGATCCAACATGTAATCCACAAACCGCTGTTTGTACGCAGCATTGGCCAGTCGATTAGGTTTCACTACTTTGCCGTCAAGCAGGTCTTCAATATCTCGTTCGGCCTCGCTCATAATTTTACTATTGCCGTATTCTTCGGTATCAAGTAGTTGACGGATAGTCTCATCATCTTCACCAGCAATTTTGCCGAGTCGTTCAACGATAACCTTTTGATTAGCCAAACCTTGCTGGCCAAGGAGCGCTGAGTAGTAAGCCCCGGCAGCGCGTTTACGGTTTTCTGACAACATAAGTTCAGCATTACTTTGCTCGGTCATAAGAGCAAACTCGTCGTTTTTCCTAAAGATGTCGCGGCGAGAGATGTCCTGCACCTCAATACCGTCAGGACCAAGGATGTCAACAGCAATACGTTTAGTAAGGTGCTCACGTACCCCGTGCTCCCAGAGCTTCCCAAAGCGTTGGTAACCAAAGCTGTATGACTTGTTAAAGAGTCCAAAGCGGTCAGCCACGTTCTGCTGGTTGCCTTCGTAGATAGTTGCTCGGCCATCAGTGTCTTCCACTCCTTTAGCACCAGCGGTGACGCCAGAAGCTGCCTGCTTAATTTTTTCAAGCTGTTCAAACACAGAGAGTGGGGTGTTGATGGATGGTGTCTCCACAATCTTGAGGGCCGACTGCGCCATACCAGCATTGGCTTTAATAT